TTTAATGCGGCTGTTAACTCAGTATAATCTATAGTTAAAATATAGGATTCTACAGTAGGGAAATTTTCGAAATAATTCCCATTATCTATAAAATTCATAAAATCTTGTACATTACCCTTAAGACTACGAAATACACTATGATAAATAAGATTACTGATAAGATCTTGACCATTTAGAATACTACGGATAAGTGAATTTAGGAGGGGGTTCTTCTTATCTACATCTTCAAACAGAGGAATATTATGTACTTCAAAGTATTCAATAATTTGGGTACTTCCACCATCAAAACCAAGTAGTACCATGATGGCTTGTATAATCAGTTCAACTATTTGTATAACAGTTTCGACTATTGATACAATAACATCTACTATCGCACTAAAAATATTAGCAACAAAACTCATTAAACGCCTCCTATTAGGTAGGTTCGGCGTTAGTTATTTGGGTATTAATATTACCTGTACCTGTTGTGTTTAAGGCAGTTACTCCTGTAGAAGCCGTACCTGCAGTAGAAATATTAATAGCCCAGGCATCTAAAAGAGTTTTAAGGTATTTCTGATCTGCATTCCATTGAAAGCCTTTTGCTTGTTCAGTAACTAAACTGTTTGCTTTACCAACAACACTACCAGCTGTAGGAGCTACTTTTGTTGATTGTTCAGTTTGTGAAAACTCTGTAACTTCTTTTTGGAATAATAAAGATTCTTCAGCGTTACCTTTTTGTGCGCCTATTGTATAAGCTACAGCTTGTTGCACAGTAGCTTGTATAGCTGTTAGGTATACTGTTGCGTAATCACTGCCAGTAATTCGACCTAGATTAAACTGAGCAGCCATATGAGCATTGACAGTTGTCATCATGTCATCAAATATACCGGTACCTGTTACTATATTATCAGCACTTGTAACAACATTCTGGGTTAAATTAACAATACTAATAGCCATTAGTTAGTAGCTCCTACACTAAAGCCTGCAACTTTATTAGCTGCGGCAACATGTTCTAATTCCTCTCGAGTAAGAGGCTCTAAAATTCGTACATTAAATTTCTTAGTGTTATATGGTTCTAAAACCTTTTCACCATTAGCTCTAGTTACAGTTTTAAACTTTTGCATTTCAGCATTCATAATTTGATTAAGAAGAATTGTTGGAACATGCCACCCTTCATCATTACTAAAAGGAACAAACTTCTTAATCATTCTCCCATTATTAATTCCTGAAGCACCTACACTAAATATAAGTCCTGGGTAATTAACCATAGTAGGATCATTAGGAGTAACTACTACACGAACAAGTTTCATAGCTAATTTTTCTGGAGTTTTCATAGCTGCTAAATGTTTTGCTTTTGCAGCTCTGGATGCTTCAGTAGAACCAGAATTCGTATTTTCTTTATACTCTTTACTTCTAACGTCAGCTAGAGTAGAAGCAAGCTTCTTTGTTCCAGTTTTATGATGTAACGTAACTCCGTTATCTGTTAACTCTTGTCGTATTTCTTCGTCTGTCATTGAGTTAATGGGAACTGCTGATGTAGTGTCTTCCATGCTTCCTCCTATTTATTGGTTTCTATTTTTATACAGAGTTCTGTACTTTGCTAGTTGTGCCTCGCTCATTCCTTTGCCTTTTTTCTTTAAAAGCTGGTCTTTAATATTTTGAGGTACACTGTTCCAACCTCCGCTAGATGGAGCTTTAGATGCAGATTTTTTTGCACCTGATCCAGATACTGGTTTACCTGTTCTATTATCTAATTTAGTTGTCGTTCTTTTACCAGTATCTTTAAACCAACTAGGATGTGCTTTTCTAACTTTGTCTAGACCTTTTTTTCCTCCCCCAGCTGCTCTGATTGCGTTTCCTGCTTGTCTCGCTAAATGTGGTAGTACTTGCCACATAACTATTCTCCTTAAAAAGTGTCCCCCTCCCGCTACTCTGCGAGCAGCGGTCGGAGGGACGATCAAACAATATTATTATACTGCTACTAGAGCAGTCCAAATAATACCTAAACGTTCTGGACGAAGTGCCATAAAACCGTAATACCATTTGATGGAGTAGAACCCTACCTCACCATATGGATCATCCAAAGAAGCAATTTCTTTACCAGGCTTCTTATGATTAACGGAAAATTTAACACTCTTTCCATCAGTCTGGAAACCGATAGTAGTAAATGCGCCGTCTCCAACAACTAGCATTGGATAAATATCGACACCATCTTTACCAGTACCGTCATCATCTGCCTTAGATCCGCCTAAACGGTCATACTGCATTTCTGGAACTACAACGATACGAAATTGATCAACAGAACCAATTTCACCGTGCATAACAGTACCAGCATCAGCATACTTTTCTACGCCAACAAAGCCGGAACCTACAGCAGAACTAGTATCAATTCCTTTCATTTTACGTACTACAGGAATTAAATCAGTTCCTATAAACATAACTCGACCACCATTAATGGTTTTAGTATCAATCATACGAGAACCACTAATAATCTTTGTTTGCTTAGGAGTTTTATTATCATCCAAAGCAATAGAAAGATTCATTAAATCTGCGTAGTCAACAACTTCATCAACTTCTAAAGTGCCACCAACAGTAACTGCTGGAGTGCCAGAACAATAGTAAGCAGTACCGCTAGAAGTTGCGGTAGTGATTAAATCATTCTGAAGCTCAGCTTCAGTCAATTCGTTGGCACCAACAAGAGCTTCCTCAACAATATGGGATAGTAAATCTGCATCACTATCGAAATCCATTGATTCTTGAGTGTACTCAGTAAAAAAACCACGTTTAAGAAGTTCACCTTCAACTTGAGTACGCGTGAAACCTACTCGGTTAACACGACCGCCGTTCTCACGGAGAGTTGGGATCTTCTTTTTAATGGCACCAATATCTTTATATGAACCATAAAAATTTTGGTCATTTTGTGCAACGTCTGTTACGCCGGAACCTGCTATAGCAGCAGCTTCATTTGCATAAGCAGCACTTACTACAGCACCTGCTGAATTCCAGCCAGTCCAGGTATCCGGAGTAGCTTGAAGATATAATCCATCTTCATCTAGTCCTTGAGTACCTGTATTTGCTACGTCAATTAAAGGAACGTAGACATCCTGTTTAATCTTCTTACCCATATGCTTAGGCATCGCTCGTACATCAGCCAAAGGCATGAAATACTGATGATCCCGAACAGCAATAAGGGCTTTTTTGAAATAATAATCCATTACCGCTTGGGAACCTATACTGGAAGGTGTTCCAGTAGGGGTACCCTGGGCGGGAGTATTATATACAGTTTCGCCAGCCATTGTATTGTCCTGGTTAAATAGTGATTAATTACCGGACAGCATACTTCTTCATAAAATCTTCATCTGACAGACCTAAAAAGTCTTCATCAGGTTTAGCTTTTTGTGTAGTAGCCTGCTTGACCGGTGCTGCTGCTTTTCGTTTTTTATCACGATCAGCCTCAGCTTTTTCGTCAGTTTTACTTGATACTTTCGACTTCCCAACAGGTTTTTCAGGTTGCTTAAACATATTATTTTTATTCATATATTCTGCAACTTGTCGATACGCTTCTACATCAGGAATTCCATCTAGTTTACCTAATGCTTTTTCCTGTTGTAATACTGCGTTTACTTCATCATAAATACCATTAGCCATATGTGCATTAACAATCCCAATAATTTCAGGTTGGTCTGAGATAGTACTTCTACTTTCTGTATCCCATTCCTTAGTTAAAACATTAATGGTTTTATTAAATGTTTCAGTATCTTTGATGTCATCGAGTACACGATCCAAATTATATTCTTTATCTGTAATAGAATAATTAGTTGGTTCGTATTCTGTGGGTGCATCTTTGTCGATTTCTAAGGGATCTACATCGCTTTCTTTAACAAGCTTGGCGATAGCTTTAGGGTCCTTTTTGGATAAATCAATTAGATTATTCAATTTAGCTTCATCAAGAAGCTCATTGTTTTCTAACATCTTAATTATCTTCAAATTAGGCTTTAATTTGCCCATCTTCTTCTGATAATTAGCACCCATCTGCATTAGACGGACGATATCCTCAGGGCTCTTAACCTGCATATCAATGCCATTGGCCTTGAAAGGTTCAGATACCTTTTTATAAGCACTTTCGTAATCAAACTCTGTAGTTTCCGGAGTATCCCCCTCTGTATCAGTCGAGTCTGTCTTACTAGTATCAAGAGATTCTGTCGTACCACTATCAGAGAAAGGTTCAGGCTCCGTCTGGGTATCCCCTTCAGGTTGGCTTACTTCTTCCTTAACAGTTTTATCTTCAGTTTGCTCTTGTGCTTCACTTACCTCTTCTTCGGAGGTAGCAACCTTATCCTCATCAGTTTTATCTGATGATTCAATTTCTTGGTCAGCTGGCTTTTCGTCTGTTTCAGCTAAAAGCTCAGCAGGATCTTTTTCTAAAAATTCTGTATCAGATAAGCCTAAGGAAGTTTGGGTCATACTTTAATCTCCTCAGCTAAAATTTCTTCACGAGTTTCTTCATGTTCACCTATAGCTTGATCCATTTCAGCTCCACGTCTCATGACTGATTCAATATAATTAGCTAAAGCTCCAATACCATATTGCATGTTATCAATTAATTGCATTTGTTCAGGAGTAAGATTAGAACTTTTAGCCATAACTAACCTAGCCGCTTCTTCTTTAAAATACCCCGTATCAATAATATCTTTCCATGGTTCGCTAGCCGTTAATTTAACACAGTTATCTCTCATTTTTCGTAATTTGTGGGCCATGTCAATTTGGATTTCAACTTGTTCTAAATCAGTCATACTCCCCCTTGTGTTTTAGTTAATTGATCAAATGCACTTTTATCAAGATTAGATAATCTATCGTGCTCTTTACTTTCCATATTTTGAGCATGCTTTCTATCTTCTAAACCCATATCTCTCATATCTCTGGCTCCAGACTCTTTATCAACAAAGTCTAGATCCTTATTATCAGAATCACTATGCATACTTCTTGCTTTAGCAAGTTCTGTTTGAGTCTTAGCAGTTTTGAGTTTAACATCAACTGCATTCTCCTGACCTTTAGCAGTTTCATTCTGAACTTGTGCTTGAAGTAATGCTAATTCGAGTTGTGCTTTTTGTTGTGCTAATGGATTGGGTTGAGGTTGGTATTCTTGAATACGTTTAGCTAAATCAGGCATTTTACGTAATTTAGCAATATCAGCTAAAATCATCTGACTCATTTCTGGAGGCATAGTATTACCCATAGTTTGTAACATAAAAGCTAATTCACTACCTTTTTGTTCATCAGCTTCAGCAGTAGAAATATTAAGCTTGATATCATACATGCCTCCTAAATCATTACGATTAATAGCTACAAACTTTTCATTAGTAATACGAACAATTTCTTCATCGTCCAGGAATTCAGAATTCATAGAAATGACTTTACGGCCAATTCTATTTAATCCATTAGAAAGTCTGCGTAGAATACCTAATTCTCGCTTAGATGTAGCATCAAGTGCTGATCTAATACCAGTAGCCGTAACTCCTAATGCTTGTCCTGAAATACCTTGGGTAAATGCTTTAACACCTGTTAAGGCTTCAGCATCGTTATTCTGCATATTTAATACTTCAAGAGCAGAACGTGGGATCTCAGGATACACTTCCATATGAA